AGCAAGTTAAATAGAGTTTACGGATCTCCAAAATCAATTGGAAAGCTGATCTATAGATGGAATGGCGCACAAGTGCTATCAGCATCAATTAGTCCATCATGTACATGTGTAAAAGCAGCGTGGGACGCAAGCACAAAATCAGTAATAGGCACTGTTCGACTGATTCCAAGAGACAAAAAAGCGCACAAAAGACTTTATAAAATAAAAGCTGAATTATTAACAACTGATGGGACTATAGTTGAGTCTCTTGACGTAGAAGTAGATATAGAGGCATCATGATTTTTGATACATCAATAAAAGAAAAAATAACATTTGTGGAAGGTATAAAAACCCATCCCATGTTGGCTAATTTTATTGAAGAACATGGAGACAAAGGAGTGATGGCATTGTTCTACATGACTTACCCAGATAAATCGCAGAACCCATATTGGATTTTCCCAGAAAAACAAAGAACTATTGAAATACAAAAAGACCTATCTTTAGTTATTTTAGATGACGAAGACGATTGGGGAAATATGAGAAACCAAATCGAATGGGTCAAGGGTTTTTTATCGCTAAAAAGCCCATCATACCTATATCTTTGTCAGCTTAGATCAATAGTAGAAAGAGGGATCACAGCATATACCAATGCTGATTTCGATGATAGAACCAAGCAAGGTGGATTAGTTTACAAAGTTCAAGAAGTAGCCAAAGCAGTTTCAGAGTTAAAGTCAGCAATAAAAGAAATAGAAGAATATCAAAAAAAATGTACCGAAGAAATCTCCCAAGTATCTTATGGTCGTGGAGGTAGAGAAATTGGCGAATTTGAAAACCCAATTAAAATAGAAAGGAGGGAATTAAATGAATCTTCGGAATAAGGACGGAATATGGATTAACTCAACTTATTTCTCGGAAGCCGCAAATCACTTTAATAAATATGGCAGATATTGTGATGCAAAAAAAGGCACATCTGAATGGACTGAATTCTGGACACAAGAATTAGACAGGAGGATAAATGGCTTCTCCGTAGGAGGTGCTAGGATATCTGGAGATCACTACAATTACCTAAACTATAGCAGAATTAAAAAAATCCCTGCTGGTGGTCCAGCCACAGGTAGGAGAATAAGAAAAATAGTTGGATTTCCAGACTTCATAGATGGAGACTATGATTTTTTTTGGAACCTGGCTATATCCGAATTTGGATCGTCTGAAAAGTTCATGAAGTCTTTGCGCTTGATTAATGAGCCAAAATTTCTTGATGGCGGGCGAAACATGATCACAAGTAAATCGAGAAGAAAAGGGTATTCTTATAAAATGGCTGCAGTTGCTTCAAATAGATATGACACTGTTCCAGATGCTATAGTTTTACTAATGGCATACGAAAAAAAGTACCTGTATGGACGAAACGGTATTTTTGATATGGCAAAGAAAAATGCCGACTTCCTAAACGAGCATACAGCATGGACCAAGAAAAGAGAAAAAATAGACACCAAGGACTCCATAAAAGCATCTTACATTGAGATAGATAGAAACACCAAGGTCCCTTTAGAAAAAGGCTACTGCAGTCAAATAACATCAGTGAGTTTTCACGATGACCCAGACGGATCAAGAGGTGTTGACTTTGACCTAGGAATAGTCGACGAAGGAGGAAAGTTCCCAAATTGGCAAGACTCGTACCACGCTATGCTGCCTTCACAAGAAGCTGGAATGTATAAGACTGGATTTCTTATCGTCTTTGGGACAGGAGGTGACATGGATGGAGGCACCGTGGATTTTTCAGACCACTTTTATAATGCAGAAACATTCGGTTATAATTGCTATAAAAACACATGGGATGAAGGATCGGTAAAAGATGGAGGATATTTTCACCCACAGTACATAGGAGAACAGGGATTTATTGATGCGCAAGGCAATTCCAAGGTAAAGGAAGCTAAAGAATATGAACAGCACGAGCGAGAAAAGCTAAAAAAAGCTGGAAAGGTAAAGGACTTAGCGAAAAGAACAGTGGAGCACGCACAGTCTCCAGGCGAGGCATTTATGAATGTTGGCTCAAATCCATATCCATCTGCAACAATAAAAGCGCACCTTGATAGAGTAATAAAAGAAGATTTGTTTTTAAAGACTGGATTTCCTATTGAAGTTTACCAAGGTTCAGATGGCAAGTGGACATATAGAATAGATTTTAATTTGCAGCCATTCACTGATTATCCAGTAAAAGAATTTAGAGATGGATGTATAATGATGTTTAAGCCACCTAATCCAAAGGCTAATAAAAGATATACTACCCATTTTTCTGGATACGACCCTGTGCAACAAGATTTTTCTGAACACTCGAATAGTATTATGGCATTTACGCTTTACGAAGCGGACACTGGAGACGGAAGTGGAATAGTATTAACGTACTACGGAAGACCTGGAATAGATGTTTTTAACGACAACATTATAGGAATATTAGAGCTGTATGGATGTCAGTGTATGCATGAAAACATGGGATCTGGTCCATTAAACCATTTCGACAAAAGAAAAAAGGTTAGCTTATTGGCTGATAGGCCCGATTATTTTTTGAAAAAAACTCATATAAATTCAAGCAGTGGAAGGGTTATAGGATGTCACATGAATGCTCAAATCAGAAGAGATGCTGTGTCTTATGACATAGCGTGGATGTTGACCGAAAGAGGTGTTGATCCAGAAACAGGAGAGAAAATTCTCAACTTACATACCATAACTGACATAGGACTATTGAAGGAATACACTGCTTATGATGGCATTAAGAATACCGATAGAGTTGACTCCGTTTTGCTTATGAGAATACACGCTGCTGACCAAGAATTCGAGGTTACAGAGAAGGCAAAATCAAAGGATAAGGATGATGCCTTTAAGCAATTAAGCGAATATTTATCAAATAATTAGCTATCTTTGTACAATGGAAAAGGATTATTACCTAAAAAAAGTAGAATCGTTAAAAACGCTTGGGAATAAAACATTTTTTGTTACCGCAAGAGATATGACTGATCTTGGGTCAAGTTCTGTTTTTATATATCCAATGAGAACATATCTTGGTGAAGAAATTGACCAATCATTATATAGTAATTTTTTTACTGGTAAAAACAAACCAAAAATAGAGAGATATGATATAATGTCTCCGAAGGTAAAAGCTGTTTTAAGTTTTGAAAGCCCAAGGCCATTGGAGGATAAAATATATGCTATTGATTCTGGTGCAATGTCAAGAAGAGAGGCAGCAGAATATGATGCTATAAAAAACTATACCATAAAGCAGATCATGGGCCCCATAGATCAAATGATCGCAATGGAGATTGGAAAACAAAGTGGCCAAATACAAACAGAGGAAGATGCTGCGGCATTAAAGCAGCAAATGGATGAACTATACAAATCATTAACTCCAGATGATATTAAAACATATAAATTACAAAATCAAGACATAGCTGATATTGCTGGTAATGATGTACTTAAGTTTTTAAAAGAAAGGTGTAAGCTAAAAAACAAATTTGACGAGGGATTAAAATATGGGCTTGTTACTAGAACAGAAGCATACAGAATGTATGAACACAATGGACACCCAGACATATATCGTGTAGAAAATGTAATTTATTCTAAGAGCAATACATCTGATTTTATTGAGGACTCAATCGCATTGTGTGCAACATATTGCTGGGATAAGTTTGCTATAAATAAGTACATTAATTTCAGAGATAATGAAGACTTGTACGAAAAACTACTTGAAGGTTCTGATGAAGAATATGGCATAACAGAATTTAGTGTAGAGCACTATATGTGGAGAGACTTAAAAGATGCCAAAAGAATTGAAGTAGCGGAAGGCGAATATAAAGTAGTTGATGCTGATTATAAAGCTACAAAAGAAGAAGAGGTAGAAAATGTTCAAGTAGAGGTTATTCACTTTGCTTGGAAAATAAATGACTTTATTGTTGATTATGGAGAGTATATTGTTGGCGATAATACCGAGGATCTAAAAATGCCATATTACGGAAAAGAATATGAGGATTGGTTTTTTAGAAGACTGTTTAAGTTTCAAATACTTTACGATATCATGTGGTATCACAAACTAAGGTTTATTGCAAAACTAAAAGGAAGTAAGACAGCTATAAATTTTAGTGCAATCCCAACATCATCTGGAATTGATGTAGCTAAGTTTATCGAGCACATGGATAAAGATGACTTGATTTTCTTAAATCCAAAAGAAGAGGGAAATAGAAATGAAGGATCTCCATTGGGCAATTTTGTTAAAGAAATAAACCTAAACCACCATGGGGATGTAGCAGCTATTCAGAAAATATTAGACTATATAGACTATAAGGCTGGAGAAATCGTTGGCGTTCCAAAGCAGATCGAAGCTCAAATACAAGAAAGAGAGGGAGCTAGAAATGTATCTGCAATATATGGCCAGGCACTAAAAATGTTGGAGCCATACTATTCTACTCATGATGAAATCAAGGATAGAGTAATGCTTGGGCTTATAGATTTTGCAAGAAGGCTATACAAAAAAAGCAAACCAGAGTCATTGTACTATACACTCGATGACAATAGTCTTGCATGGATCAAATTCAACAACACTCACTTCTCAATGTCAACTTACGGCTTCTTCAAGCAGAATACGGCATCTGTATTTGAACGCAAATCAAAAATAGAGGCTTTTATTCAGATGGCAGCACAATCGGGGAACATGAGAGGATCTACAGCATTAAGCATAATCAATACAAATAATCCAAAAGAAGCCGAAATAGCTTTAAAGGTAGCAGAACAGGAAGCTGATGCAAGAGCAATGGCAGCAGCACAGAAAGAGCACGATAATTCGATTATGATTGAAAAAGAAAAACAGAAAACAGCAAATGAATTATTTGAAAGACAAAAAGAGCTGGTGATACTAAAAGAGAAGGAGAATAGAATCACCCAAATACAAAAAGCAGCTATTGTAGCACTTGGATTCGCCAAAGAACAGGATGCAAATAACAATGGGCAGCCAGATGTCATTGAGCAAATGAACATACTTTTAAAGGCTAAAGAAGTTGAAATACAGGATAGGTTAGCAAACGCTAAAATAGGGGAAAATAAAAATAATGCATAAGCCCAAAATATAACGATAATTTTTAATACGACACTTAGGGATTAACTTTGCAGTAAAGTAATTTATATGCCAGAGTTTGATTGGGGCATTGACGATGATAAAACAGTGTCTAGTGCCGATTTCTTTAAGGACGAAACAGATCCACCAGCAGATCAAGATCAAGATCCACCTAAAGACCCACCAGAAGATCCACCAGCAGATCAAGATCCACCAGCAGATCCACCAGATCCGCCAGCAGAAAATAAATTTGCCGACATTGGATCTGAATTGGTTAAAGTTGGTCTCTTGGATAAGGAGCCAGAATCTAGTCAAGATATTATTGATGCGATTTCGGAAGCAGGGAAAAATTATGCTAGACAAGTTCTAGGTACTTTACCTCCAGAGATAATATCTGCGATAGAGTTTTTAGCAACAAAAAAAGGATCGCTTGTAGATTTCGCCAAGACTCTTGATGATGATGACTCAATAGATACTCCAGAAAAAATGGAGAATGTAGTCAGAAAACACCTTGCAAAAACAATCAAGGATTCAGATGAAATTGATGACATCATTGCAAAGAGAAAAGAAAAAGGAACATTAGCGTCAAGCGCAGCAGAAATATTTGCTAACAATAAAAATGCCAAAGACAGAGCAAAAAATGATGCAAAGGCATCAGTCGATGAGCTTTTTGGCAAGGAAAAAGAAAAACTAGCTGCAACAATCAAAAAAGCTGCCGAAGAAAGCAAAAAGATAGAATCCATAGGTGATGTAAAATTAGATGACCAAAAGAGAAGGGATTATATCAATAGCTTTTATAACCCTACAGTAAAAGTAGAAGGTGGCTATGTAACCAAATTCGATCAGGCAATAATGAAATTGGAACAAAGCAATGATATTAGTAAAATATTCGCTTTGATTAATTTTATAGAAAATGATTATAAAATTCCTGTTTCTGAACAAAAAAAGGCTGAACAAAAGCCAGAAAAGAAAGAGGAAGGCAAGGATAAAAACAAAGACAGTAAAGCAATATATGTTTCTGTAGAAGAATTGTTAAAAAAATAAACAATCTAAGATGAGTAAATTATTCAAATCTATTAAAGAAGTACCTGGGTTTTCAACTGCGATAGACACCCAACATTTGGCGATGTCTATGCTAAACAAACCACATGACTTAGGTATGCTCGTGTCAGAGCTATACGCCCAAACTTATGTGAATGAATATCCTTTGTATTCTTCTTTAATTAATAAGAGCAATATCGAAGAAAAAGATGGAGCTTCATCTTGGCCAGAAGTGAGTGTAAAATATCCAAACGCTGGATATCAAATCATAGTCATCGAAGGTGATGCAATGGCTGGTGGTACTGGAAAATATGGACTTGGGAAAACAGATGTTTTTGTTTGGACAACAGAACCACTGCTTGTTCCATCTGACGAGATTTCTCCAGGAAACCCACTTTACCAATTGAGAATCCAATCTCATGCGGAGAAAAAAGGATCTGGATGGCTATATAGAGCTATGCCAAAATTCACTTCAAATACGGAAACAATCCCTGTAAAATATTTCACAAAAGGTTCAAAATGGACTAAGTTGTGGGCATCTGCGGAAGAAGGAAATCAACAAAAAGGTTCGACTTGGTTCCCAGGTCGTCCATTATCTACCACCATCAAAGGAGGTAAGATAAACAAGCACTTCAAGATGACTGACTTCGCACTCTATAATGATCCAAATCAGCATTGTGAAGTAATGTTGGGCAAAAATGTTATGGGCAAGAAGGTAATGGCTAAAACCATCCTTACTTGGGCAGAGCATTATGCTAATAAGCAGTGGATGAAAGAAAAGAACCGATATTGTTGGTTCAGTAGAGATGCAGTTGTTGCAGGATCTACAAACAGAATGGTTGCTTATGCGACAGGATTCTATTGGCAGATAATGGACAACGGCTTTGCCATGGGATACCAGAAGATAACGGCTAAGCTGATCTATGAGTTCTTCAATAACATTCATCAGCCGAGAATAGGATACACTCCAGGGGATATTGATTTATATGCTGGATCTTATGCGATTGAGCAATTCAACGATGCATTCTGGGCAGATTTAGCTTCTTTCGGGCTTCAAATCAATTCTGACAAAGTATTAAGGAACACAACTTCTGAATTATCTGGAGCTGCATTAGAATTTGGTGCTATGGTTACAAGCATCAGATTAAAGAATAATAAGATCGTGAGAATTCATCACGAGCCGACGTTTGATGATCCAGAATTATTTACTGAAATCGACCCTGTATCTGGAAGACTTATTTCTTCTGGAACAATAGTGGCAATGGATGTAAGTGGAATGGGCAAAAATTCTACAACTAGATTGATTGTTCCAAAAGGAGGAATGGAATATATGTCATACCGAGTAGGTAATGTTCCTATGAGTTTGATCAATCAATCAACAAATGGCTACGTAGCTACATCAGAGGATGCTTTTGAAGTGAACTACACTGCAAATATGCTTCCTTTTATTGACGACCCAACTAGAACAGGGGTATTGTACCTTGATAGATAATTTGTAAAGAAGAAGAAATGCAATATACAACAATTAAAACATTAGAACATAAGAAATGGAACAAGCTATCAAATGTAGAGTTTGCTGGCCAACCACTTTCTTTGCAACCATCGCTTACAGATGACGGTACAGAATATAAGATAGATATAAGCGATAAAAGACTTGGAGAGTTAGGTGCACAAATTGGTGTAGACTTGACAAACAAGAAGTTTATCTTAGGAACAGTATCTCCTTATGATGATGTAAGATTCTTGGTAAAATTGAATGATGGAACAACGTCTTTTAATCACTCAAATCCAATCGAAGAAGTTAGAGCTGGTATTGCAAGAGCACATACAAAGTATGTCGCTAGCAATAAAAAAGAAGCGGAAGAGTCAAATAAAAGGTTCTACATTGAAAAAGAAGATGAAGACGATGTTGAGGCTTCAAAAAAATTAAAATTGAATGAAAAAGCTTATGAGCTGTTGAAAAAACTTTCAGTCGAAAATAAGCTAAATATCATTGCAATTTTAAGAGCCAAAAAGATCAATGCAAAAGACAAGGATAAAATTAATTCAGAGATATCAAGTATTATAGCAAAAGACTTGGAGGAATTTATACTCTATGCGGAGAAACAAGATTCTGAATTAGACGTGAGAGCTTGTGTGGTAATGGCTATAAATAAAAACTTTATAGTTGAAGATACTCATGACAAGTTTTTCAAATTCGGAGACTTCAAAGTTGGAAGAAATCTTGAAGAAGCTATTGAATATTTTACAGTCGGAACAGGTAAAGACTTGTACGAAAAATTAAAGACTAAAATAGAAGCTAAGTAATGAAATGGATGTAATACAAATGCATCATGAGTTCAGAGTGCTTGCTGATCAGGTAGATACAGGAAAAGGTAGAGGTCTGTTTGATTACCAGATTGACACGTTACTAAACATGGCACAAAGAACTCTTGTAAGAAGTATTGCAGTTCCAAGATTTGCAGAGCAAGCTAGTAAATTTCTGGGATATCAAGGAGTACAAAGAAGCAGGGAAGATATCAAGAATATTGTCGTAGATAATTATCCAATAATTCCCACAAAGAAAAATGGATATAGCTACGCAGAATTACCAGAAAATTATATGGCTCATGAAGCTAGTTATGCTACCGTTCCTGGCTGTTCTAAAAAGTCAAGATGTTTTGTGATCCAAACGGATGATCTTAATGAAGAAGATCCGTTTTCAAGATCAGACCCAAAGTGGAAGGAAATAAACATAGACTTCGTTGAAGGACATTTGGTTAAAATATTTTATCCAAATGTGTCCAAATATGAAATAACCTATGTAAGAAATCCGAAAGATATATGTATCGGAGGCTATCCAGATTTTGATGATACAGAAAAAGTTAAATCAGAATGTGAGCTTTCAGATATAATTCATGACGATATAGTTAGTGTAGCTTCATTAATTTTTGCAGCATCATTAAATTCAGCGTCATACAGTACAAAACTTAATGAAATTACAAGAAAAGGATTATAAAAAATAAAATTATAAAAAATGCATACATTTGATCCACATTCACCATGGAAGATATTATTTCCAAAAGGAAATTTAGCAGTAGCCGCACCAGGAAAAAATATAAATCAATTAGCTGATGGTGAGATCGGCATTTTTTCCAACAATGATTGCTTGACAATTGATGCAGCATCCATTCCGACCAACCCATCTGTGTTTTTGGCAACTGGTGGACCTACAGTTGAGGACTCATCAAGATCACTTGCGCTTTACAGAAAATCAATGCATAACTACAATGTCAACTGCTATAGAGCAGGGCAATGTAAGATCATTGAGCTTTCTGACATTTGTGCAAGTTGTGAAGAAACATATATCTTCAAGATATCATATTGCAGCCAAGATACATTAGCGACTCTTGGCGCAGCAAATGCCTCTTGCTTATTCTCGGTACAAACATCATGTTGTGATGGTTGTGAGGGGTGCCCAAGCGGAAATTGCGTAGAATTGGTAAAGAAAGCATGGATCAATATAAACAAAAGCAATATGTTTATTGCAAGTGTTTATGCAAAAGCTGATGCTGGAAATCTTGCTGCAACTCCGTTGACGGAAGCGCAAATTGATGCATTGTTTATATTGGCAGAAGAGTCGACATTTACTGATTGCCCAGTATTGAGAATCACAGCTTGTCCAGAGAAAGCAAAAAGATGTTGCAATATACCTGGGGTTTATCCAGAGTTCCTTAACTTCGACTTGACTTTCTTGAATGACGAATGTTGCGGAAAAGTAACGGTTCTTAAAAATGCTTGCCATGAATCTCAAAGTGGCGCAGAAGTATGTAATGATGAAACAGAAGAACTGTTGTATCAAACTTCTGGATCATCTTTAAGAGATGGAGATGGCTTCATGAAATGCATGGATAAAAGATGCAATCCAGATGCAAAATATACGCTTCTTACTTTAAGTAGCACAACTCCAAGCGCAGGACAATTAGAAACATGGAATAACAACTACAATGTAGTTATTGCCATAGAGTGCGCTGATACAACAACACTTACTGGCCTCACAGCTTTCTTTGATGTGTACACAGAGCCTTGTATGTTACCTCCACAATCTGCAATTGCAGCAGCGTGTGATTGTGCTGGAGCGAAAGCAAAGCAAGAAACACAAGCGAAAGAAGAAGTTGTTGCTAAAACAGAAGTAGTTAAAGATGTGCAATCGGAAGTGACAAAATTGCAATCTGAAACTTCCCATATAGATAGTAAATAATATTTTTAATCAAAAAAATATAAAAATATGCCACCAGCTCCAACCACTTCTACGTGTACAACATGTGGAGGAAATAGCGGTTCATGTTCTTCTTGCGGAACAGCAGTAACTACTTGTAAGTTGCTGGAACTTATAAAATGCATGAAAGGCTTTAAGTCTTGTACAGATAAAAAGCAAATATTTCCTATAGTGCAAGCTACAACCAACTTTGATATTACTGTTGGAAACCTTCCAGCAGATATGGCAGATATTGATGTTACTTGGAATGGGGTTGGCTTGTCTCCATTAGTTGATTTCAATGGAAGAAACTGGATAAAAACAGGCAATACTATAATTATATCTCCTGCTGTTGGAGGACCAGATGCAAACGGAAATATTGAAAAATGTATTATTCAGGTTACTTTCAAAGAATGCAAGACAATTGAAGACGAGATAAAAGAAAAGTGCCCAGAATTGTATACATTAATTAGATAATTAATTTATTTCTTACATGAAGAAGATATTAGTATTTTTATTCATTACAATATCCTTTGGGTGTATCGGTCAAAAACTAGTTCAATTAGAACCATGTAAAGATCAATACGGAAATCCAAAGGATAGTTGTTTTATAATGTCTGGTCTTCCGACTGGACATGGTAGATGGATTGACATAGACTTATTGAGACAAATCATAGGATCACCAGATAGCATTCCAAGCGGAGTCATTTGCTCTAGTCTTGGAGGTATTCCAACAGGAACGGTAGCTACTGGAGATCACTTTATTGTTAAAAGTGCTACTGGATGCAAAAGAGTTCCATTTAATTTAATTGTTAGTCCATTGGCTTTATGCGCTGCTGCACAAGCAACTGTAAATGGAGTTTATGATACTGATGACAAGGTGCTGTATCTTAGGCCAGACGGATCGTGCTACAAAGATACTATTCATTGGTCCGCTTATGGTGGATTAGATTGCCCAGGTGTAATAGACTGCATTTCTGGGAATCCGTTATTTTGTGAAGAAGTAGAAAATTGCTTAACATCTGGCACGCTATGTAATTCAATTGGTGGTATTTCTACAGGGAATTATGCGCTTGGTGATAGATTATTATTTCAGCGAGCAGACGGAACATGCTACAGGGATTCTATTCGTTGGGAGCAGTACGGTGGGATTGATTGCCCAGAGGTGCTCGATTGTATCACAGGCGATCCAGATTTTTGTACAGAAGTTCAAAATTGTATAAATTCTTCTTATATATGCCAAACCTTAAATGGATTTGGTGGTATGAATTTTATTCCTCAATATCTAATCGGAATAAACAACGGTCAATGCGCTAAAGTAGATGGCAATTTATTTGGAAGTAACGCTATTTGTTCAAGCTTAAATTTACTTGGATATAGTGGTGCAGTAGATACAGTTTTTGGAACATACAATGGGCAGTGCTATAAAGTTGCCCTACCGTCTGGAGGTTCAAATTTTAATTGTGATAGTATGCAAAACTGCCTTGGTCAAGATTGGTTTTGCGATTCAATTAAGGCTTGTTTAGACGACTTTTTATGCGACTCAATTATCGCCTGTATTCAAAACGATACAACTATTTGCGATTTATTTTTAGAATGCTTAGACAATCCTAGATTTGATACTTTAGTATGTGAGGCTTTACATTCATTTCCATATCAAGAAGCCAGTAGTACAGGAGATACAGTAATTGCAGTCAATGGAGGCACCTGTTACAAGACTGTATTAAATACAGGGGGAAGTAATTGGAATTGTGATTCAACAACAAATTGCGTAAATCAATTTTTATGTGATTCAATTTTAGCCTGTGTTGGAAATGTCTATTGCGATATTTTAAAAGGCCTAGATAACTTGCCATTTGAAGGCAATGGATCTCATAAATTATTCTTTACCGATGGAGGAGCTTGTTATAGTTCAAGCCTAGAAGCCCAAGGAGCAAATTGTATTTCGGCAGGATTAGCGAATGGTGTGATTACAGTTGGTTTAAATATAGACCCAATAGGGGGAATTACATGCGGAGCCAATGGAATTAAAGTTGATTTATGTCCATTTTTTGCTGGGCTTCCTAATGGGAATCCTTACACTGGACAACCCTTAGTAGGAGCAGACTGCAAAACTTATACAGTTAATACAAATATTACTTGCCCTCAATTACAAAGTTTATTTTCAGGTGTCTCAGCCTTAGCTCCTTCTGATTTAATAATGGTTAATTCTGGAGGGAACTGTACTTATAAAACATTAACAACAGAAGTCATAAAAAACGCAATTTGTAATCTAGGACCTGGAAATACTGGATATGTGCTAGTAAGAAGTGATGCAGAGGGTTCTTGTGGTTGGGTTCCATGCGAACAATTCTGTGGTGTCCCAGATATAAATCCTAAATTACTAAATATGGCTTCAAGGCTAGATGCCTTGGAAAAAGAAAACAAGGAATTAAGAAAAATCATAACAGAAATTCAAAAAAAATTGAAATAAAATGAAGAAGATTTTATCAATACTGCTTTTATTGCTTTCGTTTAGTATTTATGGACAGAAATTAGGTCAATTAGAGCGATGTAAAGTAAACGGAGTCATACAGGACTCTTGTTGTATTATATCTGGTCCAGACGGACATGGATATTGGCTTCCAGTAGAAGTATGCAAGGCAATGTATGCGGATGGATCAATTGAGATTACTATTGGCGCAGATTCTACATTTTTAATTGATGGAGTTCCTTTACAAGATTTTTGTAATGCTATAAAAAAGTGTGAGACAAAAGTAGAGCTAATTAATTTAGCAAATGGTACTTATCAGTTTGTAAATGAAGCTGGAGTCGTATCAGTGATGGGATATAGCTTTACTTGCGTGAATGATTCTACTATTCAGTTGCGAGACCATGATGGAACGCTAGTGAATAGCTGTGTATTGAGAGGTGGAGCAAATCCAGCCGTGCCTATAGCAATTGATACACTTATTGTCGAGTCTGACTCTACTCTAACAATTGGAACTACCGATGGAAACCAATATACACTTGATTTATGCAACTTAGTAAAAAAGTGCGAGACCAATATAATTGTTTTAAACAATGCTGATGGAACTTATACAATTGTAAACGAAAACGGTTTTCCTACTATACTTGGATACAGGTTGCAGTGCGTGAATGACTCCACTATTGCCATTACAGACAATGACGGTACTTTGATTAACCAATGCATGCTCAAAGGTGGCGCAAATCCATCTGTCCCCATTGCTATTGATACATTAATAATTGCAAGTGATTCCACTGTTCTTGTAAGAACTACAGATGGAAATGAATACACTTTGGATCTATGCAACGTTGTAAAAAAATGTGAGACAGCTACTAATATTATCTGGAACACTTCAACTAACGAGTATTATTATACAAACGAAAAAGGAGATATTGATACAGTCTCTTTTTCTATAGGTTGGAATCCAGTAACGGAAGAAATTTTTCATATAAATCATAATGGAGATACGACTTCTAAAATTAGTGCTTGTGATTTAGTCTGTACAAATACTGTTAGTGCAATAGATGACTCCTATAGTACAAATGACTGCACGACTCCATATTGCTCTAATGTACTTGTAAATGACGTGACCTGTGTTCCTGGTCCAACTACTAGTATTGCATTAGTTGGAATGCCTCAAAATGGAACTGTAACGATTGATGTAAATGGGAATTTCTGCTTTACGTTTTTGAGCTGTGACCCCGCAGATCCTTTTGGATTTACATACCAGATCACATGTCCAGATGGAACGACTACGACTGCTGTGGTGACAATTGATTTGATTAGTACATGTCCATCAAATGCAGCAGTTGGGGATTTTGTGCTTGCATTTAAAAATACAGCGACTAATTTTAATGTAGCTGTAAACGATTTGTCTTGTACTGACAGAACTTATACATTATTCACTAATCCAGTGAATGGGACTATATTTTTTAATCCAAATGGAAGCGGAATTTATAATCCTAATAGTGGTTACATGGGATTAGATTCTTGCATTGTAGAACTGCATTGCAATGGTCAAAGCTGCGATACAAGTTGGCTTAAATTTTTGGTTTTGGAAAACGCACCAGCCGACTCAACATACTATTTATTTGCAGGTCAAACAATCACAGGAGATGCGTCTTTAAACGACCCTCCATGTACGCCTCCATCAACTACAAGTTTTGCATGGGTAAATAGTTTGATGCCTTCTTATGCAGGAACATTGACAGGAACACCTACTGCATGGACTTATGTTTCTTCACCTTCTTATTGTGGTGATTCATATCGAGAGTACGAGCAAATTTGTACGCCTCCAGGCGCACCAGGAACAAAAGCAAAAGAAATGTTCAAATCAGTTTGTGCTTCTGGAGTGCCCGACTTTTTCACAATATTAGACGACACGATTGCAACAGCAAAAGTAAGCAATAACGATTTAAGTTGCACCAATGGCGCAGCGACTACATGGCACTTAGTACAAAAACCGACTTTCAGTGGAACAGTAACACATGGTAATGCAGCAGATACAAACTACTTGTATAAGTGCAAGGGAAATTGCCCAGTAATATCTCCTAATCCAAGTGATAGAATTGGTCACATTCATTCATGGGATACACTTACAGGACAATTTACTTATTGGATTCCTCCTACTTATGAAGGCGATGTTTGCTTTAAATATTTTATGCGATGTAAATTGCCAAATGGAAATTGGCAAAATGATGACACAGTTTGTGTTTCAATTACACGTGAAAAATCATTTTTGAATTTTACTAACTTTAACACATCTGATACAAGTGTAAATTATGATTATACAGTAGTTCCAAAGCTATCAATTGAGTATGACTTACCTTCTTGTT